CGAACTCCCGGTGCTAGTGCCAAGTTCAAAGTATAAAACTATAACTTTGTAAATAAGGTCACGACTGCCTTTGATTGATCTCGCTTTGGCGTGATGGACTCAAGGGCTAAGTCATACAAATCTTGATTTGTATATTTAGTCCTAAAAGTCAGAGGTATGTTACAATCCCCGTTCAGTAGTTTCAGAACGAGTTTTGCAACATCAAACCTACACTTAGTGGCTTTATGCCCCTTATTGTAGAATTTGTAAGTATCCACACTTGGTATGTTACACAAGTGCATATACTTTCCCTCCATTCAGCGGTCATAGATTCAATACTCATCCTCTTCCCACGTGTCGTCGCTAAAAGCTTCGGCAGGTAGGTATGAGTCAATTCTCTCATTGAGAGCAAAGACAAGAGGGTGGTTATTGTCTATTTCCACCGCACTGATGTTCTTTGGATGCCCAGAAATTGATAACTTCTGGGTGAGCTTTCAGAACAGGTGGTTCCTTGCAATTGCAAGGATACTTGTGAAATATGATTCATCATATTCTTTCAAGTCACCTGCCTTCGTACAGACGTTACCCTCCAGTAATGGAGGCGCGCCTGACAGGATTTCTGGTAGGCTCAATATATCAGCTACCATCTTAGGGGCAGAAATGTAACCCTTTGATAGTAGGACTTCCAAAGCCGGGCCGAGAACAGAATCCTCGTACCCTCTCGATCTGCATATCCGGACAAGCTCAAGAACTTGTTCCGGGTTACTCTTCAAACCATTGAGTAAGTGGACAGGCAAGCCTGTCACCTCACCTTCTGGTGTGAACAGTCTCTTAGCGAATTCGGCATAGCCGAGTTCACTAACAGTGCATTTCGAAGTAGATATGGAGACGCCTAAGTCAGTAATAGTCTTGATATACATTTCGTATACCTCCTTATTACTGTCTAGGGTGTCGTCACCTAAGATTAAGTAACGATAGTTTCTACCGTTACGTAACCCGCATTTATGCGCGCATCACGACTTAATTACGTGATGTGTGAATGTTGACACCGCCCATGAGCTTAGTAAACCCATGGGATTGCCGACAGCGTACCTAACCTCTCCAACATTTCTGTTGTAGAAGGCTCGGTGCGTCGTGACAGTTCTCCACATCTTACCTACTTGTTCACCATATGCTGCTGACACGACAGCTTCCTCTAATTTAGCAGGAAATCTGTCAGTGAAAGCTGTCATATCTGAACTGTATAGGTTAGGACCCAAGTCCTTTATAAGACTTGGAATCCTATCTTGGAAATAAGTTACATCTTTTGGGATACGTCGTAACCCTTTCATGAATGCTTCATGCAAACTTGATAAGGCAACGTTCGACCACCAGTCTGCTATAGCAACAACTCGTGTTTTGCACGCTTTGTCCTGTAGGAAGACTAGTTTCGAGTGGATCTCTCCACCGTTCCCAGTATCTGTGTATTTATCCATGTCCACTTTTGGTATTACATCTAAGATGTAAGCCCGAAGTGTCTCATAGAGAGTCTTATCGGGATCAGACCGCAAGGCCTGAAGATCTTTAAGACAAGTAATCGAGGCGGGGCCATTTGGTCCAGCTTTGTTACTTAATACTAGACGTGGCTCACCCAATTGTTTAGGTAGATACCTAAATAACCAAGGCGAGCTGCGGATGTAATCCGATATATCGTTAAGAACATCATCCTTAGCGCTAGATTCGGCCGTTATAGTACTTACAGAGTAGTCAGGTTTGCACCTGAACTCCTCAATCAGTCGTAAGACTGATGTCATGTACATGACGGATAACCTAGAGTTTCTATCTGGTTTCAGAAAACGGATCGTTTTCGGAAACCCGTCCCTATCTGTTTTACAGAAAGGAATATTAGTGACGGTTTGATTCAAGACAAACTGTGTCGAAGCAAGTCGGTATGCTTTCAACAGCTCGATGGCTCTCTTCTCACCCTTATGTTTTAATAAGTGTGACACTAATTTATAGAAACACCTCACATTTTCAGAAGAATCTTTCAAATGTAAGATGTTGATCACAGGTAGTAGCCTATTTACTTGGGCTATTCACTGGTTTTCAAATTTCTTATTTTTGATTGTCATTAATTGTTACCAATTGATGATTGCGTTCGCAAGAACGTGAATTCTTGGTGCCACAACTAGGGGTACAGTTTTGTTCTGCGGATAAGCGCCTTTACAGGCG